CGGTTGGCATGTCAGTGTCTAGCGCTTTCGCCGTGGCAATCAGCGCAGTATCGGTGATCAGTTGAATTGCTTCTTTCGTGAGGGACATATTTCAGGTCTCTATGGGGAAGGGGTGCTGCCGGGGGGGATCAAGTGCGGCGCGGTATTGGCGCCTCGTCCCGGGTGAACATTTGGTCGTGCTTCTCAGCAAACAGTGAGATCTTGCCGCCGGAGCCGACATGCATCGGCGTATCCAGGCTGGTGTTCTCGCTGCGGGTGCCGCGCTTGGTCGGAACCTTGTAGTCGAGCTTGTGCTTGATCTTCACCTGGCTGGATTCGCCGATCTGGCTGAAGTCCAGAGTGATCACCAGCTTGCCGACCTTGCCGTGATCCACGACGCCGGCGGCGACTTCAGAAAGGGCGTGGCCGATCTGGCTGGCGAACGCGCCGCCGTTCAGTTCTTCAAGGAACTCTGCGGTGTCTGTTGCGATTGGCATGGTGCTTTCTCCGATGGTGTTTTTATCCCACTGGCCGGCACCGCCAACCAGGTTTGTCGTTTGCGTTGTTGAACGCGGAAGCGCCTCAAGTCAGCTTCCCGCCTTGCGCAAGTTCGATGCTGTATCGCGCGGCGATCTGCTCGACCTGCGGAGTCGTCAGTTTTTCGCCCAGGGCGCGCAGCTTGTTCCGCACCTCGATAGGCGTTCGCCGGACGGTACCGAACTCGGTAACGATTGCGGCGAAGTCGCGAATCATCTTCGCCAGTTCGCCTTCCTTCTTGGTGAACTCTCGGCGCGCATCCTTGCGGCGGGTGATGGCCGAGTTCCACATGCTGATCGGCTTGGGCTGGGTTTCGCTTAGCCCGCACTGGCGAACCTGGCCGCCAGATGCAAGGAAGGCCGCTTTTGCGGCCTCGATGGGTGCTTGGCGTTCGTAGCCAAGCTGAATGAGTGTGTCCATATCAGGCACCGTTCAGATGGTGGTGAGGGGCAAAGGGGATGTCATCGTCGAAGCTGTCGAAGTCCGGCCCGTTCGTGCCTTGTTGATTTTGAGCTGGGCGGGCTGCGGCCTGTTGCCGGGACTGCTGCGGCCTGGCCTGCTGCACTGGTTGACTGGCCTGCTGCGGTGGTGAGCCGGCGAACTTGATCACGATGATCTTGCCGGTCAGCTTGAAACCCTCACCGCCACCAGTCTTGGCGTAGGTTTCGATGTGGGTATCGTCCATGGTGAAGTAGATCTGCTGCCCCTTGAGCAGGTAAGGCGCCATGGCCTCGGCCTGCTTACCCCAGAGAGTGGCGTCAACCCATTGGGTAGGTCGCTTGCCGTCGACCTTGCGGCCGTAGTCGCAGGCCAGCGCCAGATTGATCACGGCGTCACCGCCTGGGGTGTAGCGCAGCTCAGCGTCACGGCCAATTCGGCCGACGTCGGTAAGTGTTGGCATGGGATTTCCTTAAGCAGCGATGCCGAGCACGCGATTCATGCGCTCGTCGAGGATTTCGTAGAAGGTTTTGACCCGCTCACTCATCTTGCGAATTATCACTTCGTCGCGGTAGGCGCGTTTCACGAACAGCTTCATGCCTGGCCAGTAGCTGACGAAGTCGATCCACTCGCGATCTGAAACCCAAAGTCCGCCCTGGCACTGCGCGACGTGTTCTTTCGGGATATCACCGGAGAGGATCACTTCAACCTGAAACTTCGGCAGTTTGGTTTTTATCTCGCAGAGCCCGTCTTCGCCGATCAGTGAGTCAGGCGAGTAACCGATCCCATGGTTCAGGATGATCCCGACCTGATTCGTGGTGACGTCCACCTGAGACTGGTACAGGCCGCGAGCCACGCCTTCGTATTCGTGACCGCGCTCGGTGTGGCGATTGCCCTGGAACGGGTCGGCAGCCTCACCGGTGATGCGCTCACCGATCAGCGTGTTCATGTAAGTGAACGCGCCGGCGCCGAAACCGGCTTCGCCCTTACCGTTTACCAGCAGGCTATCCAACTCCGAGCAGGTGACGATGCCCAAGCGCAGATCCAGCCATTCTTGGGTGCCTTGCTCTACATTACTGATGATTTGCATCGTCCTTCCCCTCGGTGTTTTTGCTGTTTTGGGTTGCCGACTTGGTGAGCATTGCCAGTACCTGGTCAAACACTGCTTTCTCGACGGCGGTCGGTGTGCCGTGGATTCCGGCGAATGCGGCTTTCGCTTTGTCGCTGCACTTTTCCAGCAGCATGGCGATCTGTGCAGCCTGGGCGGACGTGACTCGCGGCGTTACTTGCGCGCCCGGCCCGTTACCGTCGTCGTCTTCACCAGTCGTGGTGATGTTCAGCAGCAAGCCCGCGGTGTACCGCTTGCCGTAACTGACGCTGGAGGCGACTGCCTGCACGCCGTTCTTGCTGCCGGATGCATCGACAGGCAAGACGATCGATGTCACTTCTCGATGCCCGGCGCGGTGGCTCAATACGCCTTCGACCTCGATGCCACGCTCGTTGCGAGGCGTCCGGAAGGTGATGGCAAAGCCATACTTGGCCATTACCGGCTTGATCATCTCGTTGACGTCTTCCCAGAGTGCGTAGGTGCTCTGGATGCGGCCGCTTTTGTCCTTGATGCCGCCGCGCTCGCCGATCACCGGCATTTCTTCCTGCAACTGGGCCAGTGCGTCGTCGTACTGCTGTTTTGCCTGCTGCGCCTGGACGCGTTCGTGCATCGCCATCAAGCGTTCCATCTTGTCGATGTCAGCGTCGGGGCTCATGGCCACCTGCTGAATGATCGACATGATCGTTGCCGACTCGGTTTGCATGGTCGGTAGGCGCTCGACCTTTTCTGTCACTGCAAGATTGCTCATGGCGACCTCAGTACTGAATGGATATGGCGGGGATTTTGCGTTGCGCGATCAGGGTGATTGCCTGCTTCGCGCACTCCTCGGTCATGCCGCCGATTACGAACGCTTCAAGCGCTTTCCGGTTAATGGCCTTCTTGTGCTCGATATCAGCTTCGCGCAAAGCGGCTTGGCGAATTATCTCGTCGGCGGCATCGTTCTGGCGCTTGATCTCGGCGAGGCGGGCATCTTCGGCGGCCTGTATGGCGCGCTGTTCGGCAGCAACGCGAGCCTGCTCGGCGCGCTGTTCCGCCGCCAAGCGGTTGGCTTCTGCCTGTTCAGCAGCCAGTTGTGCCTGTTCGGCCTGAAGCTTGAGCTGGCGACGCTGAAGTTCGGCTGCTGCTTCAGCGTCTGCTGCGGCTTTCTCAGCTGCGCGCTTGGCGTTGGCGGCGCTGTCGATCAACTCCTGCTCCCGGCGGGCGGCGGCTTCTCGTTCAGCCTGGGCACGCTGCTCGGCTTCACGCAGGGCTCGCTCTTCGGCTTCCCGGGCGATACGAGCCTCACGCTCTTGCTGTTCGCGCAGTTCATCTTCAGCGCGGCGGCGGGCCAGTTCTGCCTGATCGGCTTCGTATTGCCGGCGAGCGGTGAGGGCAGCACGCAGGATGACAAGGGCTTTGTCCTTGGCACGGGCGGCTTCCGCTTCAAACTCTTGCCATGCTTCGCCCAGGGAGATTGCCTCAAGCTGTGCAACTCGATCGGCTAGGTCTTCGGCGGTGATTCCGTCCAGGTCGATGGCTGTCAGCCTGATTTTCTCGATCGCAGAGTTGTGCTTATCGATCCGCGCATCCTCGGCAGCCTGCCACTCGTTCAGAGGTCGGCGCACTTCTTCCTGCCATGCTTCCAAGGTGTCCCGAACGCGTTTGCGCTCGGCGTCGATCTTCTTCGGCACTTCCTTCAGGTCGGCCACCAGCTTCTTGCCGACATCATCCAGTGCAGTCTTGGAGCGGGCGACGGCGTAGGCCATTGAGGCGATCGCCTCACGACCCTTTCGGGTGCTGATGTCCGGCGTGAAGCCGTCGATCTTGGTGCGGATCTGCTGCAACCAAGGCTCAAGGCCTTTTTCTTTGCTGTAGACGGCGAGGGCGGTTTCTTGCGGAGGCGCGATAGCCAGTTCAGTAGTTGCGGACACGGGGATTCCTTGCCGCGATGCACGCAGCGTTTGAAGGTATGAGCTATTGAGTGAGCTGGCCGGAGTAGGCGCTTGCCAGCATCCAGGCGGTGAAGAAGAGCAGGGCGATGGCTGAGCCGCGCCAGAACCAAAAGCGCTTTGCGCGCTGATAGGAGCTCACGGCCGAACCCTCACCGCTATCCGACCGCCCTTCATGGTCGCCGCCAAACGACGGGGCAAGCTGGCGACCAGGGCTTCGCGGGACTTTCCGATCACCTCATTGAAGGGCAGGCCGAAGCCGAGCAGGACCAACTTCGATTCAATCTCATCAAGCTGTTCATCTATCAGCGTTTTAACCGGTGCAGTACTCATGACAACTCCTTGCGCTGCCGACTGATCTTCAGCAGGCGGGCGCTGTAGTGATGAAACTCTTCGGCGTTGATGTCGCCGGCGGTGAAGTGGCGAACGATCAAGCCTTCAGCGAGGCGGTCATCGATGTCCCGGGGCGCCGGATGCTCAAGAGCTTCCAGCGCCTGGTCTATGGCGATGTGAGCGCTCAAAACCCGCATTCCTGTTCGACGCGATCGCTTTCGCGCTTTGCATCGCGGTACTCATTGGCATGCACCGCGATCAGATCGACCGCCATGGAGCGGATGGTGAGCGGGTCGCCACCAACTGCGCTGACCGCCCAGCGATGCAGCAAGCTGTCGTCTTCTCGACCAACCAGCTCGATAAGAATCTTTTCAATGCAGTGGTCGCGGTCGGGTTGTGCGGCCATGTGATCTGCCAGCGCTTCCGGCAAGTGATCGGCATTGACCAGCACCTTGTTCCGGCCTGTAGCATTCGGCGCTTCAATATCGCGGCGGCTCAACAGGTCTTCGACAGACTCATCCAGCCATTCCTGACCGGCCTGAGTTTCCAGAAAGTCTTCTTCGGGAATTGGCTTGCGTAGTGCTGACATGGTCGCCTCCAGAGTGGCGGGTGTTGATCCAACAAAACTCGGCTGCGACCTCGCAGCACGGCCAGCTACCGGAGGGCGCCGTGGGAAGTCGCATGCGGGATTTATCGGGCGGGAAGGGTGCCCAGGCCCGCTACTGGCGACGGCCTGGGTTTGCAGCATCAAGTTGTCTTCGTGCGCTGGGGCGGCCCACCGGAAACCCGGCCGATGCGCGGTGACATCGACGGCCTACTGTCCGCTGCCTGGATGAGTGTTGGGCGCAGCCTTCAGGCTTGCTGTGCCGCGCGGGATTTTTGGCGGGACGTTGATCGCCAGAACGACCTCGCCCCGATGAATGATCGCCAGTGTTCACGGGTGTAGCGCTGGGGTTCGGCTGCTTCCGCTTCAATACGATCCGGTTCTGGCCGTGAGTCGCTGAGCATGGCGCCGATCAGGATGATATGGAGCATGTCGTTCTCCGGTTGGGCGGTGGCGCAGATGGCAGGCTAGGCGAACCGTTCCTGCTCCCGGCGTTATCACCTCGTCGCGCTTTCAGCTCTACAGCCGCGATCAGGTATCCGGGGACGAATGGGCAATTCCCGCGCTCGGCGGTTCATCTGCGATGCAGGTGGGCGGTTATAGGCCGCAGTTTCGTCCGCATCCGTCTGCCCACTCATTGAATGGGCAGAGGTGATGCTTCAACCTTCGCAAGACCACTGGTGGTGGTTTGCGTGTTCCTCGCTGCAGAACGGCAGTGACTGCTGCCGAACGTATTTCTTTTTCCGTACCGGGTCGTAGGCCTGGTCGATGATGGTTTTGTAAACCACCGGGTCAGCGGGCTTTCCGCAGCGGGTGCATTTGGTTGGTATCGCTGGTTGATCCATGGCTCTGCTCCGGTTGATTTCCCGTCTGGCCCTGTCGCCAAGGCCAGCCAGTGAAATCAAATAACCGCCGTCATGGTTTTGGAGCCGTCGCCATGCTCAGTGGTGAACATCATTGGGGCGGGTCGGCCGGCGCGCCGGATCAGGGCATTAGCTTGTGCAAACACTGGGTTGGGTTCGTCGTTGCCGTCGGGCAGCAATGTGCTGCAAACGAGGCTAGAGCAGTCCTCGCCGTTCGGGCCTTCGCCGTCGTGGGCAATGTCGAAGCTCGCCACCATTGCGATGCCCTGTTCCTTGCAGATGCCGATGATCTGCTGCATGAGCGGGCTGATTTGGTCGTCGTAAACCTGTTCTTTGTTCATCGTCATGCTCCGGTTGTTTTCCCAATGCACCCGTCACCAGGTGCATCAGTGAAAAATTCCGTTTCTCCACCACGCGCATCGCCGGATTCATATCTCTAACCTGCGTCACACATTTCGTGCCCGGTGTTCTTCGCAGATCGGCTTGCGTGGTTTCGCGTACTCACATCTGGTGAGCACGGCCAGTTCCAGAGCTGGCGTGGCATCGACTATTTGTTGCTCGCACTTACCGGCTGAAACCCGGGGTAGTCGATGGCGAGGATCCTGAGCTGTTAAAGAGCGGCGGATCTCTCGACCCTTCGCAGCTGGCCCCTGATTGGGTGCCGGTTGCGATGGAGTTAAATTAACCGGCGGTTTATACATAGTCAACACCGGCGGTTAATTATTTTTTTGGTGTGATGACGTATGCTCTTGCTATACCTGTATGTATATCCAGTATTTAGGGGGCGAGATGGCGAAGGCGAACAAACAAGAAAAACAGGCAGAGCGGCGGGAGATGAGCGGAATCGAAAGGCTCGGGTTGCGGGTCTCTTCGATGATTAACCACCCGGTTGCGCAGGTTCAGCGCTGGGTGACGATCCATCGTTTGGATACGGACGGGGAGAGGGAGTGGGAAGAGGTGATGGGCCTGCTGGGTGAGACGGACGGGATCGACATGACCTTTAACGACGATGAGTCGGTGACACTTAAGTGGGAGGCGAGTGCCGAGGAAGATCGCACAGTGAAGATTGTCGAAGCAGTTGAGGAGTTCGCACCTTTTTGAAAGGCGATAAAAAGCCCGGCGATGGCCGGGCTTGTGGTTTATTCCAATCTCAGAGTTTGGATGCGTCAGCTTTGACCTTATCTGCACCTAATTTGGCAGCTGATTCCACTACTGGCTTGTTCAAGATTGAGGCGCCGAAGGTATTGATGTCACTGGAAAGTCGCTCAAGAATGATTTTTATTTTAACGCCATCCCAGACAAGGGTGTCGTTGGTGAATGATGCGCCGCCTTTCGTTTTGACAGCAGGAGCCACCACGGAGCTCGGCTGCCCATATTTTTCTGTGAAGAGCCTACTCACTTTTTCAAAGTCGTTGGTGTTGCCCGACATGGAAAAGTACTCGACCTGGCTGCCCTGCAATTTGGCGGCGAAGTGGTAATTATAGGCCAACCCAATAGCTGGCTTTCCTTCAATTGTGTAGTAGCTTCCTGCGTAAGGAGTCTCGCGGCAAAGTTGTTTCTGTTGGAACCCAATTACGCCAGGCGCACACTGAGGCAGAGATAGTACGCTGTTACTATCGAAGCTCAGACCAAGAAAGCTTGATGGTTCTTGAGACCAGCGTGCAGGCTCTGCGGGCTTCTTGGCGGCGACGACAGTCCCAGCGATACATGACACAAGCAGGAAAATGGCGAGTTTTGCTTTCATTGGTTCCCTCCAGGATTGATCCCTGACTCTACCATTCGTGGCGTACAGCCACCATGAGGCGGGCCTTCAGTTCTTTGGGCTTTCCTCTTCTTCAGGCTTGCTCCCCGCCATCAATTCAACGATCGCTTTGGCGATGAATTCCGCATTAACTGCTATCACTTCCAAGTGGTCATCGATGCGATCAGAAACGTCTGCAGAACCTCGCTGATCGATCCAGACGGCAACCTCTTCAATAGCGCGACCGAGGGCAGTGATGTTCTGGTTGATGCGGTTGAGTAGGGTGGGGGCAAGATTATGCGGCATAGCTTTTCCTCCATCGAGAAGGAAAGCGTAGCCCAGGATAAAAGCTGGCGCATTCCAGGAATCGCAGGCAGAAAAAAGCCCGCATGGGCGGGCCGTTTTTTACATCGAGGTGCTGTTCCTTCAGCTGAAGTCAGCGTAGATGGCACCTGGCGGGATGCAAGACAAAATGAAAAGTCCGGCGCGGGGGGCAGGCTACAGCCGTGCGTCGCCATCGATGAACGCCTCAGGCCGATAGATGCTCTACCGAAACACGATCGGAGAATACGACCATGTACGACGACGCGAAGGTGAAGGCGTTTTCTGCTTGGTATGACTTGCTGGTGAATCCTGAGGACCGAATGAACGCCCAAGAGCAATACGATGAACTGCTGCGGCTCGCCGACAGCTATCGGGAAAAAGGAATTATTGATCCGACAGAGCGCAAGACCTTGATAGAGGTGGCGACGACTGCCTATGCACGCGCGGTCGAAAGCGTAGGCAGAGTTTAAGCCTGACTTACGCGTGACTGGCGGTGCGATAATTGTCGCGACATAACCATTTCTTCCAGGATCTCGCGGGCGAGCCTATTGATGCCTGCGTCGCCGTGATACTGGAAACGGTCGATATTTATGATCGTGAACTGATCCGATTCTGGTCCTATTACGTCGACGGACGCGGTGCCATCTGGACTTATCGAGCAGGAAATGGTGCAGTTTGGTAGTCGGCTTGAAAGCACTGCTTCGATTTCCAGCTTGCTTAGGGTGTCCATTCGCTTTTCCGTAAACAGAGGGAGTGGATATAAGCCTAGTATTTGGGGGCGAGGTGTAAATGGTGGCAGGTTGATACTGGGCTGGCGGCGGACTGAACGAGGAAACAAAAAGCCCGGCGCTAGGCCGGGCTCTTTATGCACGTGGCCAAATCCCCTTGGCTGACTGCATTGTGCTTGGTAGGTGTGACGAAGGGGTTACAGGCAGATACGAAAAGCCCGGCGCTGGGCCGGGCTTTAGCCATGTCAGACAAATTATTTATGGGCTTGTGCTACTCCCCGCAGAACAGTAGCAGAAGCGGTTTGCGATCTAGCGCTGGCAATGTTCCCTAAGGACACCACACCAACTAGGCGCTTGTCGCGGGTGAGTACAGGCAAGCGGCGGAGCTGAATATCGGCCATGTTTTTTGCCACATGTTCAACGTCCTCATCCTCAAAGCAATAGCGGACGCCACCACTCATTATTTTGCTGATCGGGGTGTCCCCCGCGAGTCCTTTGGCTACGCCTCTGACTGCGATGTCTCGGTCCGTGATCATACCAACCAGGCGTTCTTGCTCCTCGATCATAATGGCGCCGCTGTCGATCTTGGCCATGAGGCTGGCTGCTTCTTGGATTGTGTGGCTGGGCTTGGCTGTTTTAACGTCCTTCGTCATTACTTCCGAAATCTTCATGAAAAGACTCCTCTTAAGTGATGATTCAGTGGGCAAGGGCTGCCATTTATTTCGACTGAAGGAGGACGAAAGGGGTTCAGATTCATTCACCCCCATTGGTCGACGCTAGGCCAAGCAACGCCCTATCGGTAGGCCGCTGGCGAGGGCTGTCTTGATCTCTGTTCTACTTAGGGGGCATCGTCCGCTTCCAGCGTATACGCATTGGCGGACCGGAGTGAAAGCCGATCACAAAAAAGAAGCCCGGCACTGGGTCGGGCTCTTTATGCACGTGGCCAAATCCCTTTGGCTGACCGCATTGTGCTTGGTAGGTGTGACGAAGGTATGACAGGCAGATACGAAAAGCCCGGCGCTGGGCCGGGCTTGAAGTTACGAGGCGATATCCAGTGTTTCGTGCAAGCCCTTCACCACGTACAGGATTGGCTTTCCGTCGACGGTCTCGACATGCACGTCGACTATGAAGGCCTTCTGGTAAATGTTTGTCTCGTTAATGATCATGCGATTTTTCAGATCATCGGTTCCGAAAAGCACCTTCACTGGATCGGGCGAGATACTTTCTATGCGCGCCTTGTCACCCGTCTTGTTCTTGAGTTCGTTTCTAGTCTGAAACCACTTCAGCGCAACAAAATTATGGTCGCCAGTTAGTGTTTCTTTGGGTTGAGGAGTCAGGTGCCGATACAGAAAATTCTGAGCCGCATTGGCCTCCATGGCGCCCAGGGATATGTTCACCGTCACCCCCTGATGAAAATTCATCACGCCTATATTCATTTGGGCACCCTGATCCTTAGCTGTTGGCTCCATGATCCTGACGATGCTTTTCAACGTGTGTTGCTCATCGGCAAGCGCAGGCTTGGTGCTAATCCTACCTAAAGCCCAATCAAATATCGCCTTTAGATAGTCGGAGTACTCGCTAACGGTTTTTGCCACGTCAAGGAGTGGCAGGACTCCGACAGCGTAGGGCACGAGCTCATTGATGATACTGCCGTTGCGTATCTCATGGACGTACATTTTCGTAGCGGCGCAGTCCTCCGGGGACTCGAATGCTGCCAGGTAGCGCCTGTACTCCTCGGCAAGCGCCTGTAGGCTTGCGGTGTAGTCATCCACGGCTACCGGGAGAACGTTTTTCAGCTCAAAATGAAGCCTATTCTCTGGCGTTACATCCATGTCGCTAATCCCTAACAATTAAAATAACGTGCCCGCTACTCTGCCGGACCCCCTCCTACAAATCCCCGTCTCGCCTACTCAGCCTTCCCCCGAACAATCCTTCCCGCCTTCACCTCATCCGCGTGGCGACCGATCTTTCTCTGCTCCGTCGTCAGTATCTGGCAGACTCTCCTCAACTCGAAAGCATCACGCGTTGTCTTTGCGCGACTGGCCACATCGGTTAGCTCAACGATTGACCACCGAATGACGGCCGCCAAGTCCTCAAGATCGTAGAACAGCTCCTGCTGGGGCGTTCTGACGCCGTCGAGTCCTTTCATAAGGTCTGTCATCTACCTAGCCTCCCTAGTAATCACACCGCTTTTGACTTCATCAGCGTAAGCAGCCAGCCGATCCTCATCGGCATGGAACACGGTGCACATCTTCAGCAGTGCCTGGGCATCTGCTTCATTGCCGGCCAGACTCAGCCGCTCGGCGACTCGCATCAGCTCGACGGCTGACCATTTGAGGTCGGAGGCGACACCCTGGAGGTCGCGCTTCAGGTCTTGCTCGGGTTTTTTGAGAGTCATGTAGTCACACCAGGTGAGCATTCCAAACCAGCAGCACCCGCGCCTGAATGAAGGTATCGTCGGCCCTGATGGTCTGCGGCGGATGCCGTGGGTTATCTGAAAGCATCGAGATCTGCTGGTCGCCAATCCACTGGAGCCGCTTGATGTACAGATGTCCCTCCCACGAGAACATGTAGATCCCATCCCCTGAGTATTCGCGAACGCTCACGTCGACCAGGAGCGGGTCGCGGTGCTTAATCGTGGGCGCCATCGACTGGCCCCAGCCTGTCACCATCTTCAGATGGAAATGCTCTTTGAACTCGACACCCATCTCGCGCAGATGCTGGGGGCTGACGCGCACGTCCTGAAACATCTCGGGGTAGTCGTGCGGGATCTGCCCGCCACCCATCGCTGCGCGGACATCGTAATGCGCGATCCACACCTCATCACCCATGGCGCCAGGGCGGTAGTAGTCGAGCTCGATGACGCCTCCGGCATCATCGGCTTCAGCAGCTGCAAGTAACCGCCTACGAGCATCATCAGACAATCCTTTCCCTTGCTTGGAAAGCATTTGGCGAACCATGTCTGCAGCAGACGTGCTCTCTGATGAGGCGTTGATGTGATCAGCAGCGCTTGTAAGCCCGCTGATTTCAGACGCAAGCCTCTTGCTGAATTTCTCAATAGGAACGTCAAGTAAGCGCGACAGCACGGCCGCAAACTTTACATTCAGCGGATTGGTGCCGTTCAGGTACATCGCGACAGCTGCAGCAGAGATATCAGCCGCTTCTGCAAGACTTGCTTGAGTGAGGCCGAGGGCGTTTTTTTTCGATACGAAAAGCGCCTTCGCGGCGTCGCACTCGGCTTTCAGCTCTGGGGAAAGTTCTTTCTTTTTACTCATCCGTGAAATTTAACCGTTGGTTAATTTATTTGCGGCAACCGGCGGTATTGCTACAAACCTAACCGGCGGTTAATATTGATCTCGAGAACACCATTCGAGATTTCCAGAATGAAGCAGATCCCACTTACAGAATTGGTTGCTACGAAAGGGCAGGTCTTTGCAGCCAAGGCTCTTCGGGTCAGCCCTGCGGCGATCAGCAAGGCCATCGCGGCCGAGCGAAATATTTCCGTCACCTGCAATCAGGACGGGACTTATGAAGCGCACGAGCTCAAGTCCTTCCCTGCGCAAACGACCCCGAAGAAATCAGCCGCCTAACCCAGCCCGGTCATACCGACCCCGGAAGTGAACCAATGGCCTACAAAAACAAGACGCATCGCAACACCCACCAGCTGAAGTCGCGCCTCAATGACGCCGCTTACGCCGCTCTTCAGGTGGAAGCGTTAGCGCGTGAGATTCAGCCGGGCGCCTTGGTTCGCGACCTCACGTTGGCGGCTCTGCGGTTCAAGGAGGATTACGGGTACTTCCCGTTGATCGATGACAGCGAGTCGGACGAGCTGGATGGCTTTCCTGCACTGGGCGAACTGGCCCGTGAGCTGAAAATTCAACCTGGTGCACTAGTTCGCGACCTCATACGTGCGGCGCTGAAAGCCAGGCGAGAGCAGGACACGATTTCCCAGGTTAACGACAAGAAACTTAGCGCCTGACTAGGCCATGGAGGAGGCACCAATGTCCGCAATACCTGAAGTAGGGCAGTACACGCAGGACGAGAAGGACGAGCTCGAGCGTTGGGCTGATGAGGTTGGTATCGGCATGGATCAACTCGCTGACCGGATTTTGCAAATGACTGAACGCGCAGTTGAGCGGCGCAGCGCTGCTCGCCTCGCAACGGATAAAACAACCCTGCGAAGACGCCTCGCTGATCACTGCGCACAAGAAGCGCAGACAGGAAACGTGGTTTCAATTTTCCCCGTGAGGTAACGGTCTGGCCCCTTATTAGGGGCCGGCGCAGTAACGATTGGGCCAGGCGGGGCTGGCACCTAATAAGGGGCCAAGTAGAAGAGAAGGTCATGGATTCGTCCCTGATCAGTAGTAGCGATTTGGCATGTACCCAGAATACGAACGAGAGAGCCCTATGCAAACGTCCAGTTCAAGACACAGCGCGCAAACCCGTGACCAGGTTCTGGTCGCGCACGCGGCAAACCAGATCGCTCGCACCAGCCTGAGCCAAGACGACTTCGCTCAGGCACTAAGCCGCGAGCTGCATCTATCGGCCCCGGACAAAGCGACAGCCAAAGAGGTGCCGGACTTCGCCGCCCTCACCGCGCAGAACGACGTGGGCGAGTTTGTGAAGGCGACTGGCCGCTGGTTGAAGCGCGTGCAGCGTTGGTTGTCCGGCGATCAAGACATGCCGTCCTGGCTGGAAGAGTCGTGGGTCAACGCACTTGAGCCTGAGTTCCGCGACCACTGCATCAACGAGCTCGCCGGCCGGCATGGACTGATCGGCGCCCGCCAGATGACCAGCGACCAATGTGCAAACAAAAGCTTCGGCGCTCTGATCCGCGCCCTGGGCGATGTTATTGACACCGGCAGCGAAGTGTTCGACGACCAAGTGATGTGCGAGGAGGACTTGCCGCACCTCCCAGCATTCGCCAAGCAGTGCCGCCAAGTTGAAGCGCGGGCAGGGGAGTTGGGCCGCAAGGCTGAAGCCCTGCTGGCGAAGCATCGCCCGAGCTTGAAATCCATCGCCTGAATTTCAGGCACAAAAAAGCCGGGATTGCGCCCCGGCTAATTCATTACTACCTGATGAGGTCGATTATGCAGAGCCAACCCAATTCAAGCAATACCCCGAACCATGTCGCGACACGTTTTGTTAATTCCGAAAACGTGTCGCGCCTCAAATCTCGTTCTCAGGGAGTCAAGCAATGACCCCCGACAACATCATCCAGCTGAACAGCAGCAGGGGATTCACCCGTATGGACAACAGCCTGATGGAGGCTTTGGCTACGGTTGACCTGCCAGCGCGCGAACTGCGCGTTCTCATGGCCATTGCACGGCAGACCATCGGCTATCAACTCGAAACCAAGCGCCTGACCGCCGACGATATCGGCAAGCAGACCAACATGCGCCGAGACGTCACGTCGAAAGCGATCAGTCATCTCCTTGAGCGTCGAATCATTTTTCGTGTAGGGGGGAGCCGAGGTGATATCGGGATTTCCCCTATTCGCGAGTGGTCCTTCTATGAGGAAAAACCTGTAAATCTCACTGAGACCAAATCGTCTCACTCAGCCCAAATCGTCTCACTGAGACCTGATGCGAGTGAGACCAAAACGGCAACTTGCCTTCTTTATACAAAGAAAGAACCCCTATTAACTCTTCCTTCGGAAGAGATTAATCCGCCCCAAGAGCAACCGGAACAACCGAAGCCTGATCGCAAGGCTCCGTTCGGCATGACCCAGCTGCTGGCCGACAACCCGCACAACGTCCCTGAACAACTGCTGGCCGACTGGCTAACCCAGCGCAAGGCCAAGCGCGCCGCCGTCACCGCCACCGTCTGGTCAACCGTCAACGCTGAGCTGACCAAGTGCGTCGAAGCCGGGATCACCGCCGCCGACGCGATCACCGAGGCGCTGACTTCTGGGTGGCAGGGATTCAAGGCGTCCTGGGTGATCAAGCGCATGGCCGAGTCGGCCCCGGCACCGGTCGCTCAGTCCCGTCACAGCGGCTTCGCTGACCGCAACTACACCGACGGTCTGATCCAGCGGGAGGACGGTAGCTATGCGTTCTGAACCAGTACAACCGACCCCCGAGCTTCCGCCAGGAACTCGCATCCAGCCCGCCGATTGCGAAACCCACGGTGAGTTCGAGCAGAAGATTTTCTCGGTCATCGGCCGCGAGCTGAAGACCGGCTGCCCTGAGTGCTCCCGGATCGCCCAGGAAGCGGCTGAAGAGTCTGAGCGCCAGAGCAAGGCGCTGATGCTCCGCATGGCCATGGAGCGCAAGCTGGGCTCGGCGCTGATCCCGAAGCGCTTCGCCGGCAAAACCTTCGAAGGCTACGTGGCCACCACCGCCGAGCAGCAGAAAGCGCTGAACACCTGCCGCCGGTACGCCGCCGAGTTCTCGCAGATCGCCGAGTCGGGCCGTTGTCTGTTGCTGCTGGGCAAACCTGGCACTGGCAAAACGCACCTCTCTGTGGCGATCGCAAACGAGATCATGGCCAGATCGAGCGCCACCGCCGTGTACCGCACTGTCGGCTCGGTCCTGCAATCCATTCGCGCCAGCTACGACCGGACCAGCGAGCAGAGTGAAAGCCAGATCCTGTCGAGCCTCATCAGCCCATCACTGCTGATCCTCGATGAGATCGGCGTCAGCAAGGAAAAGCCCAGCGACTTCGAGCTGACCACGCTGTTCGCAATCATCAACGGCCGGTACGAGGAACAGCGCCCGACGGTGATCGTTTCGAACTTGGACGCCAAGGCACTGCCGGCAGCCATCGGCGAGCGGTGTGCGGATCGTCTGCGGGAGGGCGGGGTGATCGTCATTCCCTTCGAGTGGGAATCTCAGCGCGGCAAGGAGGGTTTCTGATGATTCCTAAATCCGCAAACACACTGGCCTGCACCATCGCCGGTTTTGCCATCGGCGTGTTCTGCGTCCTGATCACAATGGCGGTGACGGCATGAGCGACAAAATCAGCGTCAACAGCCAGGCCAAGCTCTCCGAGGCCATCACCTGTCTGACCACCATGTACCGCGACAAGAAGTTCGTCGTGGTCTCCCTTCGCCCGGGTAAGGACCGCACGCTTGACCAGAACTCTCTTTGGTTTGGGATGTACAAGCGCATTTCCGAGATGACCCAGATCGGCGATGCGGCCGACGCCCGGCGCTACTGCAAGCTGCACTTTGGCGTGCAGATCCTGCTGAACGAGGACTCAGGGTTCCAAGCAGCGTGGTACCGGGTCATGCGCCATCTGCCCTACGAGGAGAAGCTGGCCATGATGGGCGAGTGCAAGCTGTTCGGCCCTGATGGCTTCCCCGTTACCAGCCTGTTCAACCGCGCCCAGGGCGTGGCGTACACCGACCGCATCGCCACGTTCTTCACCGGCCAAGGCGTGGTCTTCACTGATTTGCTGAGCAAGGAGGCTGCATGATCGCCAAACAACCCAAGCCGAAGAAGTGTAAGAACCCCGCGTGCGGAATCAGCTTCCCGCCGCAGCGCCTGGGTCAGGCCGTGTGCAGCCCCAAGTGCGGGCTCGCCATTAAAGATGTGAATCAGGAGAAGGCTCGCAAGTCGCTTGCCCAGATCGAGCGCAAAGAGATCAAGGTCCGCAAGGAGAAGCTGAAGAGTCGGGCCGACCACCTCAAGGACACGCAGATCGCTTTCAACGCTTGGGTGCGCGAGCGCGACGCCGAACTGCCGTGCATCAGTTGCGGCCGCCACCACCAGGGCAAATACGACGCAGGGCATTACCGCACTGTTGGCAGTAATCCTGCGCTTCGCTTCGAGCCGCTTAACTGCCACCGCCAGTGCTCGCCGTGCAACACCCAGCTGTCCGGGAACATCGTCAACTACCGCATCGCGCTGGTGAAGCGGGTCGGCGCCGAAGCAGTCGACTGGCTGGAAGGTCCGCATGAGCCGAAGAAGTACACCATCGAAGAGCTGAAGGCGATGACCGCTGACTATCGGGCAAAAACAAGAGAGCTGAAGGGGAGAGCGGCATGACATATCGCAACGTGGTATCCGCAGTTGTTCGGGCGCTCGCCGCCGAGACCATCAATTCCGCCGGCGGCTGTGACTTCGAGCCAAATGTGCAGTGTGCCAAGCAGAAGGGGGAGATCGTTGGCAAGGAAGCGGCGTTTCTCCAGGACTGCTGGGTTTTCGGCCGGCTGCACAAGTCGTTGTCGGCGGCGCACTGGCGGGTGCTGGTGGCGAAATTCTCCACGCACACCGAGCGCAAGCATGCAGCGATTGCCGAGCTGACGAAGGTCATGCGTTCGCCGGCGCCTGAGCGGTTCCTGCATTGCGCCGTCGTCACTTGGGCATTGCCGAAGCTCGCCGGCGTAGACGGAAAGCGCTCGACCAATGTGCTGCCCGCCGGCTGGTACGAGATGGACAATTGGTCGAACGAGCCGCACCCGATCAAAACTCAGGAGCGCTGGCGGCGCGACATCCGCAAGGCGCTGGAGCGTGAAGTCGATGAGGCTTTGGTGTGCGCTCAAACGCTGCTGGATGCAGAAGAACTGATTGAGACAAAAGCCGCTTGACTGGCAGTGAGCCAATGAGCCATTATCCACACATCCTGTCATTCCTTCGTGCGTTTAGGAGTGAAGCAACGGAGAAGCCCGGCCATTGAGTCGGGCTTTTTTGTGGGCGCAATAAAAGAACTTACCTCTAGCCAGGACAGCCAGGTCTTTGGCGGACAGGAGGGGAAAGACCCTCACACCTATTTCGGGCCTCGCATTAAGCGGGGCCTTTCGCGCCAGTCAGAATCTACAAAGATCGGTGCCAAGTTACTTCGGTGATGCCGCTTAATCTCACGAAATCTCGCATTGCTCTGATTGTTCCGCCGCATGGCGGACCTGAACCAAGATTGCTGCCAGAGTGAATTAAGGAGAGGTAGCAAGCATCCGCCTCTGTCATGGTTGTCGAGGGATGGGCGAACACGACGCGGTACCCGTTGAAGCTGTAGCAGATAATAAAATTCGAGAGCTTCACGGCGGACCTCATGGCCACTGGCTATCACCTGTTGAGCCTAGTATGGGTGCGAGTAAATTTCTCTTGCTTCCGGTCTGAATGATTCAAACTCTTTATATGAGCCTCGCCATTGTGCGGGGCTTTTTCGTTTTCGGCTCCACCACACCCATTGCTCCGAGCTGGGAGTGCTGCTGGAGTCGGATCTATCAATCTCCCCGAGAGGGAGCCATTGGATTCTCAATCATGCCGGACAGACCTGAGAGCTGGGCCAAGTTCTGGGAGGCAATGAGCAATCCACTCCTACAGGGCGCAATTATGGCGATCCTCATCTCCCTCTTGCGCGTGCTGTACGACGCCAAAGAAACAAGCAAGCGCCGAATCATCTTCGAAGCGCTGATCTGCGGAGGCCTGAGCCTGTCGGCCAGTAGCGTTATCGCCTGGATGGAGTGGCCGTCGAATCTTTCGGTCGCGGCCGGTGGAGCGATTGGCTTCCTTGGCGTTACGGCCATTCGCGAAATGGTGACCCGCTTCCTGGGTCGCAAGGTGGATTCGCTATGAAGGCGTTCGCAGCTGCAGCAATCATCGCGCTCGTAGCCTGCCTGTTACTGGGTATCCAGCACTACCAGGTCATTGCACTTGAAGGGCAGGTGACGATCGAGGCCAAGGGTAAACAAGACGCCATCGAGGCCAACACCGAGAGCCAGGCGACGATCACCACCCTCCGCGCCGAAGCCCAGCGCAACGCTGACTATCTGAAAGACCTGAACAAGCGAATCAAGGCCAGCGAAGACAAAGCCAAAAAGGCGAGGAAAGACTTTGAAGATCTCAAGCGCAACAGCAAGCCTGTTCGTGATTGGGCTGCTCAGCCTCTGCCTGACGGCCTGCGCGGGAAAGCCGCAGCTGGTAACAAAGACCCAGGCAGTAAGAATTGAAGCGCCAGAGCTAATTCCCTGTGAGCGGATCGACGCGGCCGAGTCTGAGGCCGGGCTTCGCCTGAACGGCGATGTGTGGGAGCTCAAGGATCAGGCCATCAAGTTGCTGGACACGTGTGCCGACCAGGTGGACGCCCAGATCAAGCGCAGTCAAAGCAAGTAATCCGCGACACGTTTCGCGAATCAGCAAATTGTGTCGCGACCTGCGACGAGGAATCACCATGGCTTCGAACACCAATTCATCCAAAGCGGTATCCACTCTCGGCTGGATCGTAATCGCGGTCATTGCCTTGGGCGTTGCTGCGTTGAGTCTCGTGTGACGGCATGACCAACATCACCCGCTTGCATCACGCATTGCCACTGAGTCCCGCCATCAACCAGGCGATCACTGAACTGGATAGCGCCATTGCCAAAGCGATTGACGCTGCCAAGGCTGCCGGCCTACCTCAGGGGCTGGTCGTGTCTCTCTTGCACGGGCACGCCCAGATGCAGACCAACATCATGGTGAGCTGAACACGCGTTATTTACGACTCTTCGTAATCGCGATAAAGCTTTGCCAATGCTTGGGCATACTCCTCATCGCTCAGTTTGACCTTGAGCGCGACCATCGTTTCCTGAGCATTGGCTACGGCGGATGTATTGCTTTTGTTCTTTCGTGCAGCCCATTCCCTGGCCGCCTGCACTACCAATCCCTCAGTGATGCGCTCGATCATTTCCAGTTCCTCTATGGCTTGGTCTGATGCCTAACCATAGACCATCGATCCCCAATGAGTTAGTGGACTGAGGAGGCGTTCCCGCTTCCAAAAGGGCGTCGGCTTATTGAAGCGAGGCCGATCCCTCCAAGGAGAAATGAATGGCCGCTAAGCTGCTGGAATTCAAGCGTGAAGGCTGGCGTGATGCAGTCCACACGTTGCGCAAGATCGCCGATGACCTTGAGTCGGGCGAACGTGAAGCCTGCTCGGTCGGCGTGATCGGCATGCGTACTGGGAGCGGTCGCATCGAGGTGTTCGGGTTTGGCCCGATGGCCGACGACATGCAGTCGCTTGCGCTGTTCCGGCTGGGTGAGCAGAAGCTGATTGAAATCATCCTGGAAGACGTGGAAGGGTAGGCGTGCCGCAAGTGAGTGCGGCACGGGCAGATCAAGAAGTTGAATATTCGAGAAATAGTCTTTCGAGAGCCTCCTGGTACTTTTCTCCCGTTAAAGACTTTTTCAGCACTGCCAAGGCTTCAAGCGCTGCAGTCGCGGCCATCGCCTCGTTTTCTCCCCGGTACGCGGCGCGCAGTCTTGCCGCTGCGATTATCGATTCTTCAGTCGTTGGCATGTTATTGCCCTCGAAGGATTGAGTCTCACTGATAGCCTCAACCCGTCACCATTTCAAGTATCAGAGCGAACCCATGACAACCAAACAACCCGACTGGGAGGCAATCGAGCGCGCCTATCGGGAAATGTCGCAGCACATCACAACCATTCCGATCTCGGTCTTGTCGGTGCTAAATTGGATCTCGCCTAGTACTTCGAAGCCGAAGCCCTCGTAGAAGCGCCTCGCACTGGCGTTGGTTTTTAGTACGTCGAGCCAAATGAAATGCTCTTTACGATCTTCGGCAAGTTGGCGGATGAATTGCAGAAGCTGTTTCCCGTAGCCTTTGCCTGCTTGGGTCTTGAGGAAGTAAATTTTTTGGAGCTCCGCACCGGTCTTGCCGAAAATAGGCATTGGCTTCGACCAGTTAATCTTTGAGAACCCTACCGCTCTGTCGTCTTCATCGAGGGCTATGAGCCAACAGTGATGTGCGGGTTCCCCTATCGATTCCTGAAGCGCTAGGACTGAAAAGTCTTCACTCAAGAAATGCTGCATGCCTGAGGGGGTCCAGATGTCGGAGAAGTGGTCTCGATACGTCTCTATGCCGATATCACTAAGTGCGTGGATATCTTCAATGGTCGCCTCTCGAATTTTGATCACTGTCTCGCTCCTTGCGTTGAGTTGATCTCGACCAATACCTACAACGCGCCAGTATTTCAAGTATTAGGTAGCCCATGGACAGGCCACACCCTCCTGCGTCACTGCTTGAACTGTCTGACCTATCCGACTTCGGTATCCGCCTGACCCCAGCCCCAGAGATATGGGAGTGGCTCCAAGCCGAAATCCTCGCCGACACCGGCAGCATCCACAACGAAGACCACACCCATCTACTGGATGCAGACATCCGGATCATGTGGGCGTCGTCGAGCTTCGAGAAGCAAGGCCGCACCGTCCTGGGCCAGGCCGAGCAGGTAGCGTTCCGCGCCGGTGGCTGGCAGAAAGCCCGGATGGAACAGCAGATGCGTGACTGGTTCGGAGATGTGCCGGCCTTCATCATCACCTTGGCTGCTGATTACTGCTCGACATGCAGCGACGCTGACTTCTGCGCGCTGCTTGAACATGAGCTGTACCACATTGCTCACGCGACCGATAAGTACGGTCAACCAGCCTTCACCGAAGAAGGCGCTCCCAAACTGAAGCTGCGCGGACACGACGTTGAAGAGTTCGTCGGTGTGGTTCGCCGCTACGGTGCGAGCCCTGACGTTCAAGCGTTGGTGGATGCTGCAAACAAGCCTGCTGAGGTGGGGAAATTGAACATATCGAGGGCCTGCGGAACCTGTCTGCTCAAGTCGGCCTGATTTTTGACAGGCATTAGACGGAATCCCACATATGGCAGCGCTGAATAATGAGGTGAAAGGCTTCATCGTTCAGGCGTTGGCGTGCTTTGACACACCGTCGCAGGTGGTAGAGGCCGTCAAACAGGAATTTGGCGTCGAGATATCCCGGCAGTTGTGCGAGTCGCACGACCCGACCAAGCGATCTGGCGTCAATCTGGCGAAGAAGTGGGTGACTCTGTTTCACGATACTCGCAAGCGTTTCCGTGAAGAGACGGCAGAGATCCCGATCGCTAACAGGGCGTTTCGGCTGCGTACGCTTGGCCGCATGGCTGAGAAGGCGGAGAAGTCCAAGAATATGTCGCTGACTGCCCAGTTGCTGGAGCAGGCCGCGAAGGAAGTCGGTGACATCTACGTCAACCGAAACCGGAAGGATGAGCCTGACGACGAGCCAGCAATCCCGACCCGCATCCAGGTCGATGTAGTGGATGCGAGGAAGCCGAATGCCGAGCCTTAATGTTCCGCAGGCTCACTTCCTCACGCTGCCACACAAATTCCGCGCATTCGTTGCAGGGTTCGGCTCAGGCAAGACTTGGGTTGGATGCTCGGCGCTATGCAAGCACTTCATGGAGTGGCCCGGCGTCAACGCTGGTTACTTCGCTCCAACTTACCCGCAGATCCGGGACATCTTCTATCCGACAGTGGAAGAGGTGGCCTATGACTGGGGGCTGATGACCAAGATCAATCAGGCGAACCATGAGGTTCACATTTACAGCGGCCGGCAGTATCGCGGCACTGTGATTTGCCGGTCGATGGAAAAGCCTCAGACGATTGTTGGTTTCAAGATTGGCCACGCCCTGGTCGATGAACTGGACGTGCTGACGTCGATCAAGGCTCAGCAAGCCTGGCGCAAGATCATTGCGCGCATGCGTTACAACCTTCCCGGGCTGAAGAACGGCGTCGACGTAACCACGACGCCGGAAGGCTTCAAGTTCGTCTTTTTGCAGTTCGTGAAGCAGCTCCGCGACAAGCCGAATCTGAACGAGATGTACGGCCTGGTGCAGGCCAGCACGTTCGACAACGAGCTGAACCTGCCAAGCGACTACATCGAATCGCTGATGGAGTCGTATCCGCCGCAGCTGATCCTCGCGTACCTGAACGGCCAGTTCGTCAACCTGACCTCTGGCTCGATCTACCACACGTATGACCGCAAGCTGAATCAGTGTTTCGACACCGTGCAGGCGGGCGAGCCACTGTTCATCGGCATGGACTTCAACGTCGGCAAGATGGCGGCGGTAACGCACGTCAAGCGCGATCAGGGTCTGCCCCGGGCAGTGGATGAGTTGATGGATGGCTACGACACGCCGGACATGATCCGCCGCATCAAGGAACGCTACTGGGAGCATAACGGCAACGACTACAAGAAGACCTGCGAGATCCGGATCTACCCGGATGCCTCGGGTGATTCGCGCAAGTCTGTCAATGCCAGCGTCACCGATATCGCCATGCTCAAGCAGGCGGGCTTCACGGTCATCGCGCCGGCGGCCAACCCGCCAGTGAAGGATCGGATCAACGCCATGAACGCTATGTTCTGCAACGCGCAGGGCGAGCGGCGTTACCTAGTGAACCCGTTCACATGCCCGACTTATGCCGACGGCCTTGAGCAACAGATCTGGGCGCCCAACGGCGAGCCGGACAAGAGCCAAGGCAACGACCACGCCAACGACGGTGGCGGTTACTTTATCCATCGCGAGTACCCGATCATTAAACCGGTCACCTCAATGAAAATGGGAGTCGCCCGATGACGGACGTCACTTTTACCCGTCCCGAGTACAAGGCGGCGCAGTACCGCTGGCGCTTGGTGCGCGACGTCTGCAAGGGTTCGGAAACCATTAAGGCTGCCGGTGATCAGTACCTACCTCGACCGAATGCTTCGGACACCAGCAAGGACAACAAGGATCGCTACGACGCGTACAAGAAGCGCGCCGTGTTCTACAACGCAACGGGCCGGACAAAACACAGTCTGGTGGGGGCGGTGTTCCGCACCTGGCCAACGCTGACCGTTCCCGGCGCCCTCGACTACGTGTCGAAGGACATCGACGGGCAAGGCGTGAGCATCTACCAGCAGTCGCAATCGATCATCGGGCATCTGCTCGAAGTCGGCCGTCACGGGTTGCTGGTGGATTACGCGGCTGTCGTGGCCGGATCGGTGAGCAAGGCAGACGAACAAGCAGGTCGGGCCCGGGCGAACATCGCCAGCTACCCGGCCGAGGCGATCATCAACTGGAAAACTCGCCAAGTCGGCGGCCAGCATCTGCTGAGCTTGGTCGTGTTGCGCGAGACGGTCGATGTCGACACTGACGACGGCTTTGGTAGCGAGCAGGTCGTTCAATTTCGAGTGCTGCGCCTGGATGCTGCCGGCGTCTACACGCAGGAGGTGTGGGAAGAGGGTTCGAGCCAGACGGCAATGATCATCGCACCCTTCACCCCATTGAATGGCCTCGGCCAACCGTGGCGCGTGATCCCGTTCCAATTTCTGGGCAGCGAGAACAACGACACCAGCATCGATGACTCACCGCTTTACGACATGGCTGAAGTAAACATCGGCCATTACCGCAACAGCGCGGACTACGAAGAGGCGGCCTACCTGGTGGGCCAGCCTCAGCCATGGATGGCCGGCCTTGATGAGCAGTGGCGTGACCACATGGAGAAGGGTGGCATCTTCCTCGGCTCCCGTGCCCCTTGGCTGCTTCCCGTCAGTGGTACTTGCGGCGTCTGGCAGGCCCAGCCCAACACGGTGGCCAAAGAGGCCATGGACGGTAAGAAAGAGGACATGGTGTCGCTCGGCGCCCGATTGATCGAGCGAGGTAGCGCGGTGAAGACCGCGACCCAAGCTGACAACGACAGCGCCGCGGAACACAGCGTTCTGTCTCTGGTCGTGAGCAACGTCAGCGAGGCCTACAGCCAATGCCTGGTCTGGATGGCTGAGTTCGTGAACGCCCCCGGCGAAACCATCTACAAACTCAATCAGGACTTCAGCCAGATCACCCTGGACGCAACGATCCTTTCCGCACTGTTCAATGCGGTGCAGGGCGGCAAGTTGCCGGCGGGCGACTTCTGGCAGTACCTGCGCGATCGCGGGGTTATCGATCCCGAGAAGACCGACGACCAGATCCGCGACGAACTGGAAACCGAAAGCCCTGGGCCTGCGCTGGACGACACCGAGGTAATCCCGAATGGCGGCAAACCAAGCAATCCTTGATGCCACGATTCGCCACGCCGTTTTCCTCGAGCAGTTGAAGTCGGGGGAGGTCGCGAAGTTCGGGCCTTTCCTCAAGGAGATTGACCGCTCGATCCGTGAGCGGCTGACCCGCACCGACCTGACGGATTACACCGTTGCTCGGCTGGAGCGGTTGCTGAGCGAAGTGGATAGCCTGCTGCTGGGCATCTTCAACCGCTACAGCGACAAGCTGAACCTCGACCTGATCGACATTGCGAACTACGAGGCCGAGTTCGAAGCGACCAGCCTGACACGGGCGGCGCCTGTGGGCGTCTCGTTTGATGCGGCGGTACCAGGTGCTGCTGCAATCAGGGCTGCAATCCTCACCAACCCGCTCAGCGTGCGCGGTGCGGATGGCGGCAAGCTGCTCAAGTCGTTCATTGATGGCTTTACCGCCACCGAGCGACAACGCCTCACAGGCGCGATTCGGCAGGGCTTCTTCGAAGGCCAAACCAACTTCCAGATCATCAAGAACATTCGCGGCACCAAGGCGCTTCAGTACAACGACGGCATCCTGGCTACGACCAACCGGAACGCCGGCGCAGTGGTTCGGACTGCGGTGCAGCACGTTGCCACCCAAGCGCGCATGGAGACGCTGAAAGAGAACTCCGATGTTGTGCAGGCAGTGGAGTGGGTCAGCACGCTGGACACGAAGACGACCAGTCAGTGTCGATCGCTCGACAAGCAGCGCTTCAAGCTGACCGAGGGGCCTCGGCCTCCGATCCACATCAACTGCCGCTCGACCATTGTTGCCGTGACTCGCTTCAGCGCTTTGTTCGCCAAGGACGCCACGCGGGCATCCATCGGTGACGGTGGGGCTCAGCAGGTGAGGGCAGACCTCAGTTACTACGACTGGCTCAAGCAGCAACCGGCAGCATTTCAGGACAAGGCCATCGGCCCGGTCCGCGCCAAGCTGTTCCGCGAAGGTGGCCTTAGCGTCGAGCGATTCTCCGAACTGCAGCTTGATCGCAATTTCAAACCGCTGACTCTTGTCGAAATGAAGGCTTTGGAGCCTCTGGCGTTTCAGCGGGCCGGCATTTGACGAATTGCTCGTCGCTGGCTATATAGGCCACCGGATCTTATTCAGGCAAAGCGATTATGAGCGACGAAACATACATTCACGAACCGGAGCACGACCATCTTCTGGATAACGGCGAAGATGATCTCGACATTTTAGATGGACCCGAATATGACGATGAGCACGATGTAGATGGTGATTTTTGTGAGAACCATACCGAGGAACGGCCTCACGGACGCGCTACCACTGTTCGTGGCTCTTATCAGTACTGCGACGACTGCGCAGAGGATTATTAAGCGCTAATTCGCTATCCATACCCCAACCCTGGCAGCCGCCGGGGTTTTTTATGCCAACGATTTACACAGGCCTCGTCAATGACGGGGCTTTTTCATCTCTGCGGGCAGGGCCTGCAAATCGTCTCTGGGAGACAAACAAATGGGCTTGAAGTATCTGCTGGACACTCTGGATGGTGTCGACGACGCCGTTAAATCTCTCTACGTCGAGAAGGACGGCAAGTTCGTGCTCGGCATTGAAGGCCTGCCACAACCCGAAGACGTCTCTGGCCTGAAATCCAAAGTTCAGGAACTGCTGGACGAGAAGAAGGCTGCCGACAAGGCGCGCAAGGACGCCGAAGATCAGGCCCGCCTGGAGCGCGAAGAGAATGCCCGCAAGACCGGCAATGTCGAAGAGCTCGAAAAATCCTGGTCCGAAAAGTACAACCGCCGTGAAGCTGAGCTGAACGGCACGCTGGAACAGGAGCGGACCACGCTGAGCACTCAGATCCGGGATCTGACCGTCGGTCGTACCGCTACTGATATCGCGTCTGCCCTGGCAATCCCTGGCAGCGCCAAAGCCCTGTTGCCGCACATCGAGCGCCGGTTGAGCGTCGAGCAGCGTGACGGGAAGCCTGTGGTGGTCGTGCTCGACGCCCAGGGCAAGCTCTCGGCGGCAACGCTGGATGAGCTGAAAGCAGAATTCGCAAACGACACGGCCTTCGCGCCGTTGATCGCGGGTAGCAAAGCATCCGGTGGCGGGGCCAACGGTGCTGGAGGTGGCGGCGGGGCCGCGAAAGGAAACATCGGCGGTACCAAAGCGGAGCGCACGGCGGCAATTGCGTCCCGGTTCTCTGATCTCCCCCTAAATTAAGGATTTGACCCATGTCCCTGTCTCAAATGCAGGTTTTCAACGACTACATCATGCCGGCGACTCTCGAGACGCTGGACCAAATGCTGGAGGCGTTCAACGCAGCCAGCAACGGCGCGATTGTGCTGTCGCCGAATGGCTTCACCGGTGATTTCCTGCAGGAGTCGTTCTTCCAGAACCTCGGCGCAGCTCAGCGTCGCGTGAACCGCTATGGCGCCAACGCCGTGGTGACTCCAGTCGACCTGACCGAACTGCAAGACACCACCGTGAAAGTGGCGGGCGGCTTCGGTCCAATTCGCTACGAGCCGTCGCAGATGACCTGGCTGCAGCGTCCAACCGCTCAAGGCGTTGAAGTCGCTAGCCGCGCGTTCGCTGAAGTGCTGCTGAAAGATCAGCTCAACACCGCGATCGCTGCACTGGTAGCAGCCATCACTGCGCAAGCAGCAGCGGTAAACGACGTGTCGGCCACTCTTGGTATCTCCCAAGCCGGCCTGAACAGCGCGCATGCGAAGTTCGGCGATGCCAGCCAGAACCTGGTTGCTCAAGTCATGCAGGGCACCACTTGGCACAAGCTGGTCGGCCAGGGTCTCGCTAACTCGAACAACCTGTTCCAGGCTGGCAACGTTCGCGTCGTCGATATCCTCGGCAAGACCTCGATCGTCACCGATGCGCCGGCTCTCGCTCAAACCGGCACGCCGAACAAGGAGATCATCCTTGGTCTGGCGGCTGGTGCCGCGCTTGTGCACGACAACCGAGACATCATCTCGAACGTGCAGACCAACAACGGTAACGAGCGCATCACCACGACCATCCAGGTGGACTACACCTTTGGCCTCGGCATCAAGGGCTACACCTGGGATGTCGCGAACGGTGGCAAGTCTCCGTCGAGCGCCGCGCTCGCCACCGGCACCAACTGGGACAAAACCGCAGCCAGCATCAAGGACACCGCCGGTGTTGCTCTGATCGGCGATGCCTCCAAGTAACCACCTGATGACTGCTCCGGGGCATAATGCCCTGGCGCAGCGGAGTGACAATGATGACTGATAACATCTGGTATCTGCCGGGCCCGTTCCACCGCTACGAAGATGACGTGAAGGCAATCGCCAAAAAGGAAGGCCTGATCATCATCGATGCCAATGTCACGGAAGACCGTGGCGGCGAAGTCGAGAAGCCGCCGAAGGCTACGCTGAAGGCTGAGTACCGCACTGCACCTGCGAAGGCGGGCGCTGACCTGAACAAACCCAAGGACTGACCCATGCTCATCATCGAGGACGGCACCGGCAAGCCAGACGCCGAAAGCTACGCGAGCGCCGCGGACCTGGTCATGTACGCCGGCAAGTTTGGTGTGACCATCCCTGCGGATGTTGCTGCGCAAGAAGCACTGCTTCGCCGGTCCGCCTTGGCGATGGATGGCATGACCTGGAAGGGGCGCAAGACGGACAGCGATCAGGCTCTGGCCTGGCCGCGCCGCGGGGTTGAACTGGACTGCCAGATCAAGCCCGACAACTACCTGCCGGCTCGAATCCAGTATGGTCAGATGGCTTTGGCTGCCGAGATTCATACCGATGACATCGACCCGATCGACAAGCGTAAAGGCGCTTTGACGCTGGAGCGTGTTGAAGGTGCGGTCACTCGCGAGTACGCGACGATCTCGAACACCAGCGGCCGACTGTTGCCGGCGGCGCCGGACCGGCCGAGTGCTACGCAGTTTGCTGACTACTTGCAGAAGCGTGGGTTGTTTGCAGTGAGGGCGTAGTGGTAGCGTTATTTTACGAGATAAGGGAGGTAGCGAGATGACCCCGACTGCAAACGACAAGCGTGAATTTTGGATAAAGGCATATCTTGCAGCAATTTCCGGAATGGCGGGCAACGTGAATGATCCGGAGACGGCGAAGCGTGCCATCACAATCGCCGATGAGGCTTTAAAGGCTTACATCGAAAGAATGCCTAGTTTCTAATCGATAGAATTCAACTCTGAAGCCCAGCCATCGCGCTGGGTTTTTTTGCATCTGGAGCAACCATGGCCACCTTCTACGACGAAATGGCCGTGATGGCTCTGGAGATGATCACGGAGTTCGGCCAGCCCGTGACCATTCGAGCAGTCATCGTCGGTGAGTACGACCCCGACACCGGTACCGCGCCGCCTGACACAACCACCGAACAGACCGCTCAAGGCATCCTGCTTGACTTCACTGGCCAAGAATTCCAGAACAACAGCCTCATCAAGCAAGGCGACAAGAAGCTCAAGATCGCTGCGCGGGGGCTTGCGTGGGCGCCTGACCTGCTGAACAAGGTCATTGTCCAAGGTCGCACCTGGTCAATCGTCCCGCCGCTGAAAGAGATCAACCCGGCCGGCACACCGATTCTGTACGAGCTGCAGGTGCGATCGTGAGCAAGTACTCGGGCCTCAATGGCAGCTTCGCCGAGAACATCCGCCAGTTTGCTGAGCAGGCCAAGGCCGGGCTCGACGCTACGTTCCGAGAGATCGTGATTGAGATCGGCAGCAGCGTCATTCGCATGTCGCCGGTGGGCAATCCCGAGATCTGGGCAGCCAACGTCGCACATCGACAAGCCAACACCGAGGCGGCTGACGCGTATGACTTCAAGGTGGCCGTGCGCAATACGGTCATCAACCTAACCGAAAGCAACTTCACGAAGGCCGGCAAGCTAAAGCGCAGCGTGAAATACGCCAAGCCCCTGACCAAGACTGAACGCGACCAGAATTTCAATGTGAATGGTCTTGTCGCCGGCAGGGACCACGTGGGTGGGCGATTTCGCGGGAACTGGCAGTTCTCAATCGATACCCCAGCCGACGGCGTGCTCGATCAGATCGACCCGTCAGGCAATGTCACGCTCGCCAAACTGAAGCTGCAGGTCGAGCAGTTGAGTATCGGTGAGACGGCTTACATCGTGAACAACCTGCCGTACGGTATCGCCTTGGAATATGGGCATAGCAAACAAGCGCCATCCGGAATGATCCGAGTGACGCTTGCAAGGTTTCAGCAGATAGTTGATGCCGCAATCGCTGCCCACAAGGTCTAGGCGACGTGAGTCCAGGCTCTGCGTTTGAGGATGTTTCGTATCGTCGCCTCGCTTACATCGTACTTACGAGAAATTGCCGCGCAGGTCATGTTTTCTGCACTGAGTTGGCGGATTGCACGCACATCATCGTCGCAAAGAATGGATCGAGCGTTTGCTGCGCCTTTACGGGTCGAGCATAGCCCAGTGGCAAATGCGTGTAGCACGTTCTCAGAGCAGCTTACCCACTCCAGATTTTCTGGGCGGTTGTCATCCTTTGCGCCATTGATGTGGTTGATTTGGTCGCCATTGCTTGGAGCGGATAGGAATGCGTATGCAACCAGACGGTGGACCTTGAATATTTGGTGCTTGGTTTCAACGCAAAGCCGAACGCTCTTGTAGCCGTTGTGCTCGGTGTTCAGGTACAAAATTTTGCCATAGCGAACGAAAGGCCTGCCGATTCGGTCGATCGTGCGGCGCTCAAGTGATCGGACGCGGCCAGCGCTCGAAACCTCGTAATACACCTCGTAGCCAACAATGGGTTTCCAGACTTCATCCATGCTGCTCTCCATCACAGAGTAATCACTTGGGGAGTGCAGCAGGCCGGCGATTAAACGGCTTTTCGGGGGCGACCCTAGCTGCACGCGGTAATCATATAGGGCTTCAAAATGTCCCATAACACAATCGCCTCAATCTACGAGGCAAAGCTGATCGCCTGGGCGAAAGCTCTGCCGGTACCGCTGAAAGTTGTCGTCGAGAACGAGATTTACAAGCCCGTAGACGGCGAGACATACCTCAAGGCGTTCACGCTGCCAGCGGACACCGCGAGCAACACACTCGGCGGTGACCATAAGCTTTACACCGGCGTGTTCCAGGTCAGCATCGTGACGCCGTCGGGCAAGTACCGCGGTGCAGTCGGCGCACTGGCTGATCAGATCGCTGTGTTGTTCCCGCTGTACGAGCAGAACACGAAGGGCGTACTGACCGTCGTGACGATGACGCCGGTCGATCCCGGCCCCGGCATTCCAGACGACACCACCTATACGGTGCCGGTTTCGTTCTTGTACCGAGCCGACACCAACTGAATTAGCCCGCTGGGCAAACCCAGAACCCGCCATTGAGCGGGTTTTGTCATTTCTGCAAAGAGGAAAAAACAATGGGCTACAAACTCCCGAATGGCGCGACGTTCGAGCATGCCGCTACCTACGCCGCTCCGCTCTCGTTCTCCGCCATCTCCAACGCATCCGAAGCCATTTGCACCACCGTAGGCGCCACCTTGGTTGCCGGCGACATCGTGCAAATCGCTTCTGGTTGGACGCCCCTCAACGGCAAAGTGGTCCGCGTCAAGGCAGCGACCGCGACCGCGATCACCCTGGAAGCGATCGACACCACCAGCACCCAGATCTTCCCTGCCGGCTCCGGCGCGGGCACGCTGACGAAGGTACTGACCTGGGCTCAAATCCCTCAGATCACCGATGTCGCCTTCTCCGGCGGAGATCAAAATTACGCCGACATCGTCTTCCTTGAAGACCAGCAAGGCCGCCAGCTGCCGACCGACAAATCCGCCGCCAGCATGGTGCTGACTGTCGCCGATGACCCGTCTCTGCCCTATGTCGCCGTCGTTACGGCCGCCGATTCCGCGAAGTCGATGCAAGCCGCTCGCCTGAATCTGCCAGGTACCGACAAGTTGTATTACGGCGCCTACACCTCGTTCTCGCTCCAGCCTGCGGTATCTCGCAACAACTTGCTGACTCGCACCGTCTCCCTGGCTCTGCAGGCCGCTCCTACTCGCTACCTGTCGTAAGGAATCCTCATGGCAAAGTTTTCCATCGCGCCGAAACCGACGTTCACCGTTGATGTTTCCATTCCGCAGGTTGGTGGCACGCCGGCAATGGTGCCGTTCACGTTCAAGTACCGCGACCGTACGGCGCTGGCTGAGCTGTTCGACTCATGGAAGGAAAAGGCGGAGGCAATCGGCGAGCGCTTCAAGGGTACACAGCCCTCCCTTTCCGAAGTAACCGCGGCAGAAATCGAACAGGGCGTTGATCAAATCAAGGACTTGGTCGTGTCTTGGGGTTTCGACGACGAACTCAATGACGAGTCGATCACTGCCTTGGTGAAAAGCTGCATCGGTGTTTCTGACGCGGTGGTGAAGGCCTACAGCGAAGCCTTTGGAAAGGCTCGACTGGGAAACTAACCGCCGCCGCTCGTGCGCTATACGAGCCTTCAAGTTCGGCCGAACAGTTGGCGTTATTCGGACTATCTCCGGACGACTATGACGAGACTTTCGAAGTATGGCCGGACAACTGGAAGGCGTTCCTCGTCATGGATTCGATGGGGACTCAGTGGCGTACGGGCGCAGGCGGCGCAACCGGCCTTGATTACGGCGTCCTGCCGAATGTAATGCGACTCGTCGGCGTGCCAGTGAAGGATCGCCCAGGTGTATTTCAGGACATCCGCGTAATGGAATCGGAAGCCATCGCAGTCATGGCCGAAGCCCGCGACAACAGCCCGTGAAGACGGGCACTTACTCAAGGTGAGTCGATGAACATTGCAGAACTCGGCATCAAGGTCGATTCGGCTGATGCCGCCAACGCTGCGACCGATCTCGACAAGCTGACCAAGGCTGGTGATCGTGCCGAGCAGTCCGCCGTCGGCCTGATGAAAGAGATGGAAGCGCTGGAGAAGTCGCTGTCGAAAGGCGCGACCACCACGCAGGAACTGGCTAAGCAGCGTGAGAGTCTGGCGAAACTCACCAAGACCGGCGCTTATGGCGAGGCCGAGTTCACCAAGATCACCGCGCAGCTCGATAAGCAGCAGGTGGCCCTGGCCAAATCGACCCTGGACGAACAGAAGGCACTGAACAGCCTGCTTGGCGCAATCGATCCGGCCAAGGCGGCAATGTCCAAGCTGGACACTCAGGTTGAGCAGTTGGGCAAGCACCTCGATGCTGGTCGCATCAGTCAGGACCAGTACAACTCGTCGCTGAGTAAAATCGACAAGGATTACTCGAAGCTCGAAAAAACTGCGACCGGGTTCGACAAACTGAAACTCGGTACCCGCCAGGCGCAGGAAAACGTCGTACAGCTCGGCAACGCTTTGTCGTCCGGCGACTGGGGTAGCGGCGTTCGTGCCGTCGCTCAGCTGGGTGCAGGTGCTGGCGCTTCAGCTGCTGGCTTGCTTGCCATTCTTGCGCCGATTGCATTGGCCACTGCCGCCGTCGGCGCTCTGGCTGTTGCCTATTACAAGGGCAGCGAAGAGCAGGACGCTTACAACAAATCACTGGTACTGACCGGGAATTTCGCTGGTGTCAGTGCAGGCCAAATGGGCGAGCTTGCCCGCCAAGTCAGTGCGACTGTCGGCACAACCGGTCAAGCGGCAGAAGTGCTCGCATTGCTGGCTGGCAATGGAAAGATAGCTGGCGAAAGTTTTGGCGACATCACCAAGGCCGCAGTCTCTATGCAGGAGGCTACCGGCAAAGCCGTCAGCGAGACTGTTGCCGAGTTTTCCAAGCTGGCAGACGAGCCAGTAAAAGCGTCTGCCGCGCTGAATGAGCAATATCACTATCTAACTGCTTCGGTTTATTCGCAGATCGCCGCCTTGGAAGAGCAGGGCGACCACGCAGGTGCTGTCAAGCTGGCGACCGAGCAATACGCAGACGCCATCAACGAGCGCACGCCGAGAATCCTCGAAAACCTGAGCTTCTGGGAGAAGGGTTACAACGCTGTCGCTCGCGCGGCTGACAACCTGAAAAACATCGGTCGCAGCAACATCGGCTCCGATATTGAGCAGGCCCAGCGTGATCTCGCTCGAGCAGAGTCAGGCGATGTTGGCCTGTTTCAAAACAAGCAGGAGATGATCGACCTCTACCGTAACCGGCTGAACATGCTGGAGGACCAGAAAGCCGCCGAAGCAGACATTGCCAAGTACGAAGGCGAGCAGGCGAAGGCGCAGCAAAGCGCAGTCGTCGCAATGTCGAAAGTCGACGCGATCACCAAATCCTCGCTGACCAACGAACAGAAGCGTGCCGAGGCGATCAAGGACTACAAGAAAAGCCTGGATGATATTCGGAAGGTCAACCCGAACGACTCCCGACTCGATCCGGCAGCGGTCGCCAAGAACATGGCGAATTTGAACGACAAGTTCAAGGACCCCAAAGGCGCCACGGGCAGCGTCGATCTAACCAGCTTCAACAACGCGAAGAACGTATTGGCCGAAACCCTGGCCTACTACAAAAACGCGGACAAGGAGCTCGAAGCATCGCAGCGGGCAGGGGTGATCTCTCAGGCCAGTTATACCGAGCAACGCGTCAGTCTGTTGCAGCAGCAAGCTGAAGAAGTTGCCCAGGGCTACCAGTCGGAGATCGATGCGCTCGAAGCGTCCAAGACCAAGAAGGGCGCGACCGCGGCTCAAGTCATCCAGATCGATCAGAAGATCGCCGATGCCCGTAGCGCCATGGTCAAGGCACAGCAGGATAGCGACAGCGAACTGTCGATCATCGCCACCAACGAAGAAGGGCGCCTGCGCAAGCAAACTTTGGCGGTCGGCACGTACACCAGCGCTCTCCAGCAACAGGTTGAGACACTTCGCCAGCAGGGATTGCGTGCGGCCTCTGGCCTTGGGCAGGGCGATCGTCAGCGATCGTTGACGGAGCAGCAGAACGGCATCGACGACAAGGCGAACGCCCAGCGCATCGACTTGGCCAACCAGTACGGCGACGGATCGCGCGGCATGAGCATCGACGAGTACAACGCCAAGCTTAAAGCCGTTGCGCAAAGCCAGCAGGACCTGCGCAACACGGTGGTCGCCAACTATGACGACATGACCGATGCGCAAGGTAGCTGGAGTGCTGGCGCATCCTCGGCCTGGGAGAACTACCTCGAGTCGACGCGCGACGTGGCCGGGCAGACGAAAAGTCTGTTCACCAGCGCGTTCAGCTCCATGGAAGACGCTGTTTCTCAGTTCGCTCTGACCGGAAAGCTGTCGTTTGGTGACTTCGCCAAGTCCGTGCTCGCCGATATGGCAAAGATTGCAATGCGGCAGGCGAGTTCCTCGGCACTGAGCGGGCTGTTCGGTCTGGCTGCCAATGTGGCTGGCGCCTATTTCGGCGGCAGCGGCAATGGTCTGGCCTCTGGATCTGCCGGTGCGACTTCGTCGAATGTTGGGGCATCACAAGCCGGCTACTCGTCGACGTACTTCCCACAAGCGAAGGGCGGGGCCTGGTCCGGCGGCGTGCAGATGTTCGCCAACGGCGGCGCGTTCTCCGACAGCGTGGTCAGTTCGCCAACGGCATTTGGGATGGCCAACGGCAAAACCGGCGTGATGGGTGAGGCTGGCCCGGAAGCGATCGTGCCGCTGGCCCGCGACTCACAAGGTCGTCTCGGCGTTCGTGGTGGGGCCAACTCCAGCACGGTCAACGTCAGCGTGACGGTAGACGCCTCCGAAGGTGGTGGCTCTTCACCTGATCCAGCGCGCCTGGCCGAAGCCATCAAGGTTGTCTGCCGTCAGGAAATCGCAACTGCACGCCGTAATGGCGGGCAACTCGCTTAAGGAGGCGTCATGCCGACATTCACATGGGTTCCGACCTACGACGCCACCAAGACGATCACCCCGACGGTCAAGGTCATCAAGTTCGGCGATGGGTACGAGCAGCGGCAGGGAACCGGTATCAACCGACAGCCGCGCAAGCTCGCCCTGACCTTCAAGCGGCTCAAGGTGGAGATCGAAGCCATCGATGCCTTTCTCAAGGCCCGAGGCGCAATTGAATCCTTCGATTACACGCACTCCGGCCAATCGACAGGGAAGTATGTCTGTCGTGAGTGGGTCCGTACCAACATCGCCAAGGGCGTTGACGGCCTATCCATGACTTTTGATGAGGTGTTCGAATGAGCGAACTTCAAGGTCAGCTCTCGCTCGCGAAGGGCCTGACGATATGGGAAGGCTTTGAGTTGGTGCTGCCCGGCCAAACGATCCGCTTTCACGCCGGGACCAACGAACTGTTGGGCTCCGTCGTATGGCAGGGCAACACGTACACCCCTTGGCCAATCAATGCTGCCGAATTCGCCACGCCCAGCCAGGGATCACCGGCCAGACCAAAGCTTCAGGTCGGCAATTTCGGCGGGAACATTTCAGCGTTGTGCCGGGCGTATGAAGACCTGCTCGCGGTCAAGCTGAAGCGCCGCCGCACGCTGGTCAAGTACCTTGATGCGGTTAACTTCTCCGCCGGCAACCCCACTGCCAGCCCAGCCGAAGAGTACCCGGTCGAAACCTGGATCATCACGCGCAAGGTCAACGAGACGCCGGCCGCGATCGAGTTCGAGCTTGGCTCACCGCTCGACCTGCAGGGTGTCAAGCTCCCACGTCGTCAGGTGGTGGCAGGCACCTGCCTGTGGGAGTACCGAAAAGGCGAGTGCGGTTACGCCGGCGGGCCGGTGGCGGACTATGCCAACCGCCCGACCAGCAATCTCGCATTGGATCAGTGCAGTCGCACCATGACTGGTTGCAAGATGCGCTTCGGCGCTAATGGCGAGTTGCCGTTTGGTGGCTTTCCGGGTATCGCTCGCGTGCCGAGGCTTTGATCATGAGTGAAGCATTCAACAAATGCCGCGCTGACGCCGAGGCGCATGCGTTGGCCGAGTATCCGCGCGAAGCTGTGGGCCTTGTCATCAATTCCCGCGGCAAGCCTCGGTATGTTCCATGCCGCAACCAGTCGGAAGAGCTGGATCATTTCATCCTGCACCCTGAAGACTATGCTGCCGCTGAAGACTTGGGCGCCATCATCGTCATTGTCCACTCGCACCCTGACGCCGGCCCAGAGCCCAGCCTGCACGATATTGCCAGCCACGCGGTCAGCCGCATGGCGTGGTGGATTGTCGGGTTGAAGGGTGGCGTCTCAACTTGGCATGAGATGCCGGCCGCTGGTGAAATGCCGCTTGAGGGCAGGGTCTTTGTCCACGGAGCAATCGACTGTTACACCCTTATCCGCGACTACTACCGCCAAGAGCTCGGGATCACGCTGATGGATTTCCACCGCAAGGATGACTGGTGGCACAGCGGCGAGAACCTGTACGTCGAGAACTTCACCAAGGCCGGGTTCGTTGAGGTCGACACGCCAAGCAATGGCGACGTCATCTTGATGGCGATCGGCAGCCCAACACCATGCCATGGCGCGATCTGGCTGGATGGCGACGTGCTTCTGCACCATCTATATGGGCGTCTCAGCTGTCGCGAGGTGTACGGCGCCGCGTACCGAGAGCGCACAACGCACTTCCTCACCTATAACGGGTAGGCCATGTATTTGTGCGCATCTTCCCTGTTAGAGTCGCCAAAATACTTGGAGGCTCACTATGCGTATGGTCGTTGCTGCACTATTCATGATGTCGCTTGTCGGCTGTACCACTGCGGGGCTCCAAGAGGACGAGCCTGTTTATTCAGGATCATCTCAGAAAGCGCCGCAGGCTCTGGCTCGATGCTTGGCGCCGAAGTGGCAGGAATACAACGCATCGACAAGCTCCATAGAGACTGAAACTGGTTACAAGATTGCTGCCTCGGCCATGTACACGGGAACGGTGGCGCTGGCCGTCATTGACCAAAGCGGCGCCGGATCTACAGTTCGCGTATTCCTTCCCATGGACTGGGCAGGGACCAGCGGGTGGAAGGACGCCGCCAAGACATGCATATAGGTCACCACAACATCAAAACCGCCTAAGGGCGGTTTTTTATTGCCCGGAGAAAAGTATGAGCGCTGCCAATAACAAGGAAATGACCAGGATTTTGTTCTCTGGCAGCCTGGCCCAGACCTTCGGCCGTGAGCGTTTCCGCCTGCTCGAAACCGGTACGGCTGCAGAGGCATTCAGCGCCCTTAAGCATACGGTCCCAGGCTTTGAGGACTTCATTCGAGAGTCGGCTCGCCGTGGTCTGCGCTTCGCCATTTTCCGCAACAGGGAAAATGTCGGAGAGCAGGAATTACGCCTTAGCGGGACGACTGAGATTCGGATCGTTCCGGTACTGACAGGCAGCAAGAACGGCGGCTTGTTTCAGACGGTGCTTGGCGCCGTGCTTATTGTGGTGGGGGTCGTCCTGACAGTAATGAGCCAAGGGGCCGGCTCCCCAGTTGGTGCGGCGTTAATTTCGACGGGTATTGGCATGGCGGTCGGCGGCGTCGTTCAGATGCTCACCCCAGTGCCCAAGGCCGCCAGCCAGCAAGAACAAGCCAGCACCGAGAACAAGCCAAGTTACCTGTTCAACGGCGCTTTCAACTCGACGCAGCAAGGCCTTCCGGTGCCGGTTATCTACGGGAAGATGCTGGTCGGCTCCAGCGTTGTTGCAATTGGCACCTGGGCAGAGGCGATCCCCGCATGAGCGAAGTCATTGTTGGCCGCAAGGGCGGTGGTGGTAAGGGCGGCGGAAGTGGTAGCGGTTCAGCACGCGCCGCCGTAGAAGCGCCCGACAGCCTACGTTCGCGTCAGCATGTGCGGGTACTGCATGCAATCTGCGAGGGCGAGATAGAAGGCATCGTCGGTGGGGATCAGGGCATCTTCTTCGACGATGTGCCGCTGCAGAACCCCGACGGCAGCTACAACTTTTCCAGCGTCAGCATCGATACGCGCACCGGCACCCAGTGGCAGAGCTATATGCCGATCACCGGACTTGAGGCCGAGCAGTCGGTTGGCGTCGAGCTGAGAGGATGGGTTCCCATCGAGCGCGCCATCACCGACACCGATGCAGATGCAGTCCGCGTGACTATCGGCGTTCCGCAACTGTCCTCGCAGAATACGCAAAACGGCGACACAGGCGGCTCTTCGGCGATTTTTCGCCTGGAGGCCAAGCTTGGCAGCGGCGCGTGGTATCAGCTGTGCGAAGACATTTTGATCAATGGCAAAACTATGAGCCGCACGCAGTTTTCGTACTATCTGCGTTTGCCGGTATCTGGCGGCCTGCCGCGTTATATCCGGGCAACCCGAATGGGGGGCGATTCGACCAGCTCTGCGATCCAGAACCGAACGTTTTTCGATTCGTTTACGCTCATATGGGATGAAAAGCTGCGCTATCCAAATACTGCGCTGTGCGGTGTCAGCATTGATGCGCAGCAGTTCGCCAGCATTCCGCGCATGGCCTTCTTGGTCAAGGGATTGAAGGTCAGGATACCGAGCAACTACAACCCAGTCACTCGCGCCTACACCGGATCTTGGAGCGGTTCATTTGTCCGCGCCTGGACGGATAATCCAGCCTGGATCTGGTACGACATGCTGACCAATACGCGTTATGGATTGGGTGGCTTGCTCGACTCAACGCTGATTGAAAAGTACGCGCTGTACAGCATTGCGCAGTATTGCGACGTGATGGTCCCGAACGGCTACGGCGGCATGGAGCCGCGGTTCACTTGCAACCTGGCGCTGACCACGCAACAGGACGCCTGGAAGCTCGTAAACGACATGGTGTCGGTGTTCAGGGCGATTTGCTTCTGGGCTGGCGGCACCCTGACTGCTGTACAGGATGCTCCGCGATCCAGCCGACTTCCGTTCACCAATTCGGATGTGGTCGGGGGTGAATTCAGCTACCAGTCTGTCGCCTCGGATCAGCGCTACAACGTTGCAGCTGTTACTTGGAATGATCCGCTTCAGCAATACAAACAATCGGTCGAGATCGTCGAGCGCCCAGAATTGATTGCCAAGTGGAATCGGATCCAGCAGAGCGATGTTGTGGCTGTAGGCTGCACGTCGCGCGGGCAGGCTCGGCGCCTGGGCCGCTGGCTGCTATACGCCGAAAGCGAGGCGGTAACCTTTGCTGTCGGCGCTGCCGGCGCTCTTCCAGTCCCTGGCGATATCATCGACATCGCCGACGCAAACCGCGCCGGTGCGCGCAATGGCGGCCGGCTTCTGGCTGGTAGTACAGCATCTACCTTGCTGCTGGATGCTCCGATCGGCCTTGCTGGTGCGGGCGTGGTCGGTGTGGTTATGGCTGATGGCAGCTATGCGAGTGCCGCCGTTACTGTAGGAGCCGGCGCGACATCGATCACGGTATCCCCACCGCTTGCGACAGCACCGCTGGCTACGGCGCCATGGGTGTTCTCAACAGCTGCACTGGATACGCAGAAGTTTCGCGTTATCGGTATCAGCGAAGGCGATGACGGCACCTATGCGATCAGCGCCGTAGCGTATGACCGGGACAAGTTCAACCAAGTCGAGTACGGCACACCGGACGTCGACAACCCGACCAGCATCGTCAACCTGGCTAAGCCGGATGCAGTCGGGCAGCTGACGTTCCTGGAGTCGCTGTATGACACCGGTACCGGTCTGGCCGCCGCGCGACTGTCGGTCAGCTGGACCCAGCCGGCGCGGGCGATGCGCTATCAGGTGGAGGTCATGAGGCCCGGGGGGAACTGGGAATATGTCGGTGAAGTGTCGACGCCCAGCATCGACTTCGATTCTGCATCCTCGGGCCTGTGGTCCGTCCGTGTTACGCCAAAGTCCGTGCTCGGCCTCTCCGGCGAGGCATCGATCCAGACCTATACCGCTCAGGCGTTGCTGGCGCCACCGACGGCGCTAGTCGGCCTGCGGCTGGACGTCATCAACAGCGTGGCAACGCTGGCGTGGGACCCCGTTCCAGAGCTGGACGTGAAGCTTGGCGGCAGTATCGCCATTCGTCATGCACGCAATACCTCTGCCACTTGGGACGCCGCGTTGCCGCTGATCGAGGTAGCGGGGCGCTCGACATCGTCCGTGGTGGCGTTGCTGCCGGGCAAGTACCTGGCGCGTGCGGTCGACTCCTCGGGAGTCGGCGGACCTATCACCGAAGTCTGGTCAGATGCGCAGGCAACTCTGCCGTCCAACGTGGTACTGACCATTACCGAGTCGCCTGCCTTCACCGGGGCGGCTGTCAATGCAGCCGCTGCAGAGGGGGTCCTGAAGCTGTCGGGTGCTGGGCTCGTGGATGATGTGGCGGATATCGATGCGCTGCTCGGCGAAATTGATAAGTACGGCGGCTCGTTGCTGTCGGCGACGTACAGCTTCGCTGCGCCGGCGGACCTCGGCTACGTCTATGACTGCCGACTGACCGCTGATGTAGAGGCCGCGCTGTATGACGACGGTACCTACATCGACTCCGTGGTGGACTTCGATGTACTGCTCGGCATTGATGGTGATCCGCCTAGCGGCGCCTCGCTGTCGCTCTGGGTGCGAACCTCGGATGTCACAGGTCCACCAGTCTGGTCGGCGTGGAAGCCGTTTGTCGTCGGTGACTATCGCGCGCGACTGTTCGACTTCCAGTTGCGTGGATCTGTCCAGCTGACTTCGCACTGGATCGACGTTTCCAAGCTTGAGGTGGTGATCGACATGCCCGATCGCATTGATAGCGGAAATGACCTTCCAGTCCCTGTGGGCGGGCTGGTTATCAGCTATTCGCCGCCGTTCAACGCAGCCCCTGCTGTCAGCCTTACCGCGCAAGGGCTTTCCCCTGGCGACTACCTGGACGTCTCGGCAAAGACGGCTACCGGCTTCACCGTCTTCATCCGCAATTCCGGCGGAGTCGCCCAGGCGGGCCGCTCTATCGACTACATCTCAAAGGGATACTGACCTATGTCGCAGCATGATATGGACGTTGGCAATGGGCCTGGCCTAACGTTCCGAACCGATATGAATGCTGCTCTGCAGGCGCTCGCCTCGCAAAGCAGCGGAGCGGGAGCGCCAGGCACGACACTCCCATGCCAGATCTGGGCTGACACTGGCACGAATCGCCTGAAAAAGCGCAACAGCGCGAACACAGCCTGGCTGGATATGGGGGCGCTGGACTCCACACTGCGGGATGCCGTAAGTGCGAGCAGTTTTGCCGTCGATACCGGAGCGGCCAATGCTTATGTGTGCAACTTTACGCCTGCCATTACTGCCCGTAGCGAAAGCGTTACGATCCGCTTCAAGGCGACCAACGCTAATACTGGGTCCTGCACAATCAATGATGGCCTTGGTGTCGTAGCGCTCGTCGGGGGAGCTCACTCCGCTCTTCAGGGGGGCGAAATTGTTGCTAACGGCGAGGCATGGGCTCAGTGGAATAGCTCCGTTGGCGGCGGCTCTTACATCTTACTGTTCTGTTCCGGGGCCGCCGTGCAAGTGGCCAACGCCACCCAAAGCCAGCACGCGCTGACGCTCGGTCAATCGACGACGTTGCTTAGTCAGCCTGGAAAGGTCGAGTGGTTTGCAATAATGTCTCCACCAGCTGGCTTCTTGGCGGCCAACGGCGCAGCAGTGTCGCGGGTGACGTTCGCAACCCTGTTCAACGCCATCACAGCGCAGCCAACCGGCACGGTTACATCGGGCAGTAACAGCATTTTAAGCGTGGCCAGCCCGCAAGCCATGTGGGTCGGCATGCCGATTAGCGGACCCGGTATTCCCGCAGCCGCAACTATCACTGCCGTTGGTGGCAGCACCATCACACTGTCTGCAAACGCCACGGCCACCTCTACAACAACCGTTGTTATCTGCCCATTTGGTGTGGGTGATGGCTCGACCACGTTCAACGTTCCAGAAATGCGCGCCAGGGTGGCACGCGGTTGGGATAATGGTGCGAACGTTGATACCGGGCGGGTGTTTGGTAGCTATCAGGCCGATGCATACCCGTCGCACAACCACTCACTTCCCGGCGCTGGGTCATTCTTCACGACGGCAGCCAGTGGCGGCAGCACCACACTTGCGAACTGGTCTGCAGGTAACACAGGCTCATCGGGTAGTGGTTCAGAGACTCGAGTGAAGAGCACTGCACTTTTGGCGTGCATTAAATACTAAGGAGCGACACATGATTGTTTTCAGTTATTACCCGGATACGTTTGAATTCGCCGGTTACGCGGACGCTTACGAGTCGCCACTAGAGCCTGGTGTGTACCTTATTCCGGGCAACGCTACTGCCATCGAACCGCCAGCGTTCGACGCGGCTGTCACAATCTGCAAGTTTGACGAAGCCGCGCAAGAATGGCTGTTGAGCGAGCGACCAGCGCCCGAGCCGGAACCCGAGTCGGAACAACCGCCCGCATATACGCCATCCGAGCTTGCCAGGATGCAGCGCACCCAGCTTCTGTACATGTCTGATTGGATGATGACGCGGCATAACGACGAACTGCTGATGGGCGTCACTCCATCACTTACACCAACCAATCTGAGTGCCGTGCTGGCTTACCGCCAAGCGCTTCGCGATCTACCAACAGCGGACGGCTTCCCTGAGTGCAGCATGCCAGTGCTGATGTGGCCGACCTCCCCGTAACCGAGACAGCAACTCTGATGCCCGCCAAGTGCGGGTTTATTTTTGCCTGGAGAAAAGTGTTCTTTACCACTCAGTTGGACTGACTGGCTTCCAACAATGGACTTTAGGTCGCATCACTTCAAAGGTCATGGAAAACGCCTTAAGCAACCCGGTTGATTCACCGGAGGTACGGTACAAGAAATAGAATTGCTATCTTTCTGTCCTTCGGATTTTTGGGGGACGGCTACGACGCACCCTAAAAGGATCAGCGCTATCAAGATGCCCGTAAATGTTGCACTTTTCATGATCTGCTCCTGCCAAGAAGGGCGCGCATTAGCAGAGATCAGGTCCAGTGCCTGAGTGCACGTCTAATTCAATTTTAGCAAATGAGCATTGTCCGAGATCCCCCGCCTTGAGCGGGTTTTTTATTGCCTGGAGAAAAGTGATGCCGATTACCACGCAGCAACTGCTGCAGATCCTTCCGAGCGCCGGCAAACAAGCCGGCGTTTTTGTACCTGTTCTGAACACCGCCATGCAGCGGTGCCAGATTGTCGGGGCCAAACGCGTTGCTGCGTTCATTGCCCAGATCGGCCATGAGTCCGGCCAGCTGGTTTACGTCAAAGAGCTGTGGGGGCCGACCCCGGCGCAGATCAAATACGAAGACCGTGCTGACCTGGGCAACACCGTGACGGGCGACGGCTTCAAGTACCGCGGGCGTGGACTGATCCAGATCACCGGTCGAGCCAACTACGCGACGTGCGGCGAAGCACTCGCTCTGGACTTGATCAGCCAACCGGAACTGCTGGAGCAGCCGCAGTACGCCTGTTTGTCGGCTGCATGGTTCTGGGCGACCAAGGGGCTGAACACCCTGGCCGATGCCGACAAGTTCGAAACCATCACCCGTCGGATCAACGGAGGGCTCAATGGCCAGGCGGAGCGGCTGAAGTTGTGGGCAAAGGCGTTGGCGGTGCTGGCGTGATTCCGCTGTCGTGGCGGATCGGCGGCACGGTGGCGTTTGTGGCGCTCCTGATGGCGATTGCTTGTTTTTCCGCATGGAAAGTGCAGGACTGGCGTTACGGCAAGCAGCTTGCCGAGCAGGCCCGACTGCACCAGTCCGATCTGGCCGGCATCAGCAATGCTGCCGCCGCCCAGATCCGCGCCGATCAGGCCAAGCGCCTAGCGCTGGAGCAGCGTCTATCAGCCAGCGACCAAACCCACTACAAGGAACTGAGCGATGCTCAAACCAATCAGGCTCGCCTGCGTGATCGCCTTGCCACTGCTGATCTACGGCTGTCAGTCCTACTCGACGCCACGGATTCAGCCGGTGGCTGTTCAGTGCCAGCCGGTGCCGAAGCCGTCGGCGTGGTTCATGGAGGAACGCGCGCCCGACTTGACCCAGCGCATGCTCAACGAATTATCAGAATCACCGACGCCGGCGACCAGGGGCTGATTGCTTTGGCGGCGTGCCAGGCGTACGTGCGGGAGGTAACGCGCTGATCTCGAATGACCGCAACCTCATGGGGACAGCCAGACTGATGCGGAGCGGCGATTACCTTTGTGCACAAACCAGAAGGCCACTGGATTCAAAGACGGCGCAAAAAGGATCTGACAATTGCCTTCGTCGCATCGCTTGTATCCAGGTCAGAGATCGTGCTGAGCGAATACCAAATACACTCGGAGATCTCGTTTTGAGGCGTTGCGCTTTCCGTGGCTAGGACGAAGGCTTCAAAAACATGGTGGCGGGTGTTGCCTGCCTCAAGCTCAAAAATGTACAGAAGCTGATCAACGTTCAACCCCGTTTCTTCATGGAGTTCTCGAATAGCAGCTTCGGCTATGGCTTCGCCAGTTTCGACCTTGCCACCAGGCAAGGCCCATTTAGATTTCGGTTTTCGAACGAGCAGGATATGCCTGTTTTTCTCGCAAATAACTGTAGCTCTGACTTTCATCTTCTGATCCGCGAGACATGTCATTGGATTGTAGTAAAAATGTCATCTTTGGCGGTCATATAACGACGAACGCAGTGCTTAGAGCTTGCTGCATCCAAAAAAGTGCCTCGATGGCGGATTCCGTCGAGGTTGTGCGATTCGGATCACTCAGGCGTCATCAGGACAGCGAGCGTCAACTTGATGAATTCCTCGTTCCTGTCGATGGTGTCCAGTGCGCCGCGCACGTTGTCAGCGACTTCGGATGAGCCTTGCTGCTCGACCCAGTTGGAAAGCTCCAGGATGGCGGCCTCCAGGGCGAGCTGATTTTCGTTGATCTTGAACAGCAGGGAGGGGAGCAGGTCTGAATGCGGCATCGCAAATCCTCGGTTAAAAGGTCAGCGTAGCATCATGTTACATGAAGGATATTTAACGATCGGCAGGACGCCGGAGAGGGGCAAAACGAGCTTAGTTATGGAACGGTTCCAGAATAGTTATGGAACACATG